ATCTGGTGATCCAAATCCCTCTTATTTGTTTTGTGAGTAAACAAGTTCATCAATGAGAAATCATCATCAATGATGAATTGATTTTCAATCTTCTTCGAAATAATTGGATTCTTTCTAAATTCAAGTTGGTTGTTATAGTAACTTGTGAAGGCATAGACCTCAAAAGGAATGGTAACTTTCTTACAAAACCAAATCAAATTATAAAGTTGTTTGATGGTGTCAACCATAATTTCTGCCATTGACCCAGACCAATCCAAAATAAAGATGAGACCATGATTCTTTCCATCAGGAATTACACTGATTTTCTTGAACAGGTCTTCCTCATATCTGTAAGTGTGTAGTTTAGAGCAGTCCAACACTCCACTCCGACTAACAGAAGTACGAGCATAAGAATCAGCAGATTTTCGACATTCAAATTCTTTGACAAGGTAATTTACCTCCTTCTGTGCACTTTTCTTAAATGATTCAAATTCTGATTCAATTTCTTGAAAATCATCAGAGAGATGTTTTTGTTTCATTTCAAGAAAAAGATTAAACCAATCATCAATCTCTTTATGAATCTCTTGATTGGGAACAATTACATTCTCAATGTTAACATTTGGAGATTCATAATAACCAGTTGGAGAGTTGTAATTATCTGAAGAAAGATCCTTTGTTCCATTCTGAAACGCTTCATCAGTTTCAACTTGAATGGATTCTTCATTTTCAGTTTCCTCTCCTTTCTCCCCTTCTGGTTTCTGTTGTGGTTCACCTGTGGAAGAGTTACTAGAAGAACCACCTTGAGTGGATCCATTAGTGGGTGATTGATTATCTTTCTCTGGTTTTATTTCTTCAATCTTATTATCTTTACAGAGTTGATAAAGTTTCTCTGCAGCATCAACAGAATCCTGAAAAGTTTCCAGTGTTTGAATGAGGTTTACAATCTCAAGTTCATCTTCCGTAAGAATCGGAATCTCTTGAAAGTTACCAATCTTGAAGTAAAGATTGATGCGATCAGCAAGATTCATCTTTGTGAGATCTTTATCTTTCAGATCAAAGAAATCATCTTCAGAAAGTTCCTTATAACCTCTATAAAAACTTTTAGCAATTCCAGGATAACGACGTTTCATCAACTTCTCGATTCGAGCATCCTCAGTCACATTGACAAACTGACGAGGAACTCTTTCCTCAAAATCCCATTCATTGGGTGTGTAGAGAGCATGACCCACTTCATGTCCAACCAACATGTCATAAACATCATTGGATGCCTTATCCCACATAGGGAGAGTGAGAACCCGACTCTCCACATCAAAGCAAGCAGTAGGAACTTTCTTATTCTCAACCAAGAGATCCTCAGTGGAGAGAAGTCGAGCCAAGTTTGCTTTGATTTCGTAGTTGACGGGCATTGTGTGGATCTTTTGGTTTTATCATTCTAACTTGATTTTTGCCTGGTTTTGAGCAACCCTTAACAATTTAGAAACTGGCACAATAAACCCCCAAAGAATCTTCTCTGGGGGATCTAAGGGGCCTTTATCCGATAGTTTAGTTAACGGTTAGAATGTGTCTACAAAATCGTTTAGCATCATGATCAACAATTCCACATTCTGCAATACACTGGAAATAATCGGAAACTTGTCTTTGTCTCTCGTCTAATGTTTCCTCATCTTTCCAATTCCATTCTGAAAGTTCATTGTAAGAAATTAGGTTTTTCATGATAACCTCCTTCAATCGTGAATAGTTTAACTAACCAAATGGCTAAAACCTTTGGTCTTTTCAAAACGCATTACGGACTCAAACTTTTCTTCCATTCCTGATTTGTGTGAGATTACGAAAATGTTTGCATCTGTAATTTGATAACGAATAATCTTCAAGAATTCTTCTGTTCCAAAACCATCAAGTGATGAATCAAAAACTTCATCCATAATCAAAAGGTTGGTGTTGACTGAATTCTTGAATCTAGCAACTTCTCTCCATGTGAAAAGAAGTGCCAAATCAATTCTCATCTTTTCTCCTTCACTAAACGACGAGTAAGAGAAGTCCTCATGGATTGGAGACTCAATGGTCTCATTGAATTCCTCGTCGAGTTGAAAGTTGATGTAGAAATCCATCATCTGAAGATACTTGTTTACTGATTGATTAATCAGAGGCAAATACTTCTTAATGATTTTAGTTTTTACTCCTCCATCTTTTAAGAGATTGTATGTAAAATCATAGTAAGAGATGTTTTCTTTTTTGGATCCTAACTCCTGATAGGTGAATTGAAGACCGTCTCTGAACTCTTCAAGTTTTTTATGTTCAGTATTTCGTTCTTCAAGTTGCTTGGCAATTGTTTGAATTTCAGATTCAAGTTGTTTAATCTGCCTCTGACAACCAGAGATGTAAGTATTGTTTTTAGTAATGCCATTCAGTAGTTTAGAAATCTCTCCTGATGTTTTGGTGAATTTAGACTCCCTCAACTCTTCCTCTTTGATTGCCTGTTGGATCTTTTCAATCTCAATCGTCAATCCTTTTGCTTTATCTTGGGAGTCTTCAATTCTATTTACACGAAAAGTTTCTTCAATGTTTTGATCACAGGTTGGACAAACCGAATTCTTTGAGAAAAACTTGTGGTTTTCCATAACCATAGAGATCTGTTGAGTTAACTTCCCCTTTACGTTACCAAACTCACGGAGTTTTGTTGAATAATCCTCCAAATCTTTTAATGTTTGTTGAAGTTTATCTGATTCCTCAGTAAGTGTTTGATTCTCATTCATCTTATCAGTGGAATCAGAAAGAAGTTGAGAAATTTGGGAATTCTTAAGGTTTATACTTTCTTTTCCTTGTGATTCAATCTCATTAATAAAGTTTTTTTGCATCTCAACTTTATCTTTCAAAGATTCTTTCTTCAACTCCAATGTTCGAATCTCTTCTCGAATCATTCGAATCTTATCTTTGATAAGAATGTTCATGGAGGAGAAGATTCTGATGTCCAACAAATCCTCCACAACTTCTCTTCTAGAGTTACAGGGAAGTTGCATAAAGGGAACAAAGGAACTTGAACCCAAGATAACAATTTGAGTGAATGATTTGAAATTCATCTTCAAAACACTCTGTTCCAACCACTTCTGTTGGTCGATAGCAGAATGTGATTCATCTAAAAGTTCATCATTTCTCCAAATCTTAAAGATGTTTGGTTTGATTCCTCTTTGAATTTTCCACCCAACTCCATTCACACTAAACTCAATCTCAACCAATGTTCCCTTCTCATTGGTGGTGTTGATGAGTTGTGCTTTGTTAATTTTTCTAAACGCCTTTCCGTAGAGTGAGAAACAAAGTGCATCCAGAATCGTGGATTTACCAGCACCATTTGTTCCCACAATCAATGTGGTTGAACACTTATCCAGTTCTACTTCAGTTGGTTGATTGCCTGTTGAAAGAAAGTTTCTCCAAGAAATCTTTTCAAATAAAATCATGTGCGTTATCAGGTGGAATCACAACGTCATTAGGAGTTATTATAAAATATCTGTGATCATGTATTTCACAAGTCTTAATCATGATTTCATCATCAATCTCAAGGACTTTCATTTTAGGATAATCTAAATCTTCCAGTTGCATGGAGTAACGAAGTGCATCATCTTCCTTTTCAAAGATGTAAAGAACTTGTTCTCCATCTTCATCAATAACTGAATAAGCACCTTCTCGTTCTCTTCCTTCAACTGTGATGATAAACATCAAACCATCTCACACGCTTCTTGATAGATTTGTCGGATTTTAGCTTTCAAGAGTGATTTATCAAGTTCAGTTTCCGACTCCTCAATGTATCTATCCAGAATTGTCATTGTGTCTTCAACTTCATAATCCTGTTCCTCTTTATCATACCATCCACTGAAGTCATAGTTCTCAACAATCTTCAGGTCAGCAACTCCAACATCATAAAGTTTATCAATGAACTTTTCAAACTTAACTTTGTCAGATTTCTTACGAACAACAACCTTTACAATCTTGTTCTCATAAGGTCGAGAATCAAACATTTGATAATCAGTGTCTTCATAGTAAATGTTATGAAACAACTGATAAGGATTGTTGACGTAGGTGTGTTCTAAAGTGTCTGTATCCAACAGAGTGAAACCTCTGGTGTCGTTGACATCTGTCCAGAACATTTCGTAAGGATTACCGAGATAGAAGACTCTTCCATCATCGGATCGAGTATGATAGTGTCCAGAATAGACACGTTCGAACTTATCAAAGATTTCTCTTTCAGTCCCATGTTCCATGAGAATGTGTTTGTTGACTCGAAACCCATTGAGTTCCAGGTGTCCCATGGCAACTGTGGATTTTGTTTTGTTGATGAGTTTAACTGTTTCTGAATGGTTCTCTTCATTAATCCAGGGAACGAAGAGAACTTTGAGATCACCCAAAGAAGATTCTGTAGGAGAAGAATAAACCTCAACATTATCATATTCTTTCAGAAGAAGATCAACAGCATTAATTGAGTTGGTGTTCTTATAGTAGGCATCATGATTACCCACCATCAGATGCAACTTGATTCCTCTTTCTCTGAGTGGATCAAAAACAACTCTCTTTGCCCACTGAAGTGATTTGAATTCGATTCCTCTTCGGCTATCGAAAGCATCACCCATGTGCACAACAGTTTTAATTCCTTTCTCATCTAAAGTGGGAAAGAAAACATTCTTGTAGAACTGTTCGAAATAATCGTGAAAGAGTTTAGATCCTTTTCTGCAGCCGTAATGACTGTCTGTTATAATTCCTATTTGCATCAAGAATAACGAAGCTTGTTGTGGACCGCATCTTTGATTGAATTATAGTCTGAATAATTTCCACTGTCAAGATCATTGGCATCAAAAACTTCATCAAAGTCAGATCTTTCTAGAATCTTATTTTTGATTTCCAACTGTTTCTTTTCCATTGAAATTCTTCTTAGGAAAGCAAAGTAAATGATTTGAGTAAAGTAAGCAAATGGATTCTTTGACTTCTCTGGATTGAAGTTGTGAATGTAACGAACACAGTTTTCAATCCCATCACAAATCATGTCCTCACGGAACATGTAATTTACAAAGTTTGGTTTATAAGAAAGGTGATTGGCCATCTTCAAGAAACAATCACCAATGTAACGAGGAATTGGTGGTTTTGGTTTATCGTTTAACTTTGCTCTTTCAACTTCTGCAAAGTAATTCATCAAAGCATCAAGAAAGTCTTTGTTATTCACATAGTGTTCTTTTTTCTTTGGCTTTCTCATTACTTTGTAATCTTTTACAATCGACATTTACTCTTTTCATTTATGAAATCATTATAACTTATTTTCAGGACTTGTCACACCCATGTGATTTTCACTACAATAGGTTTGTTGAGGTTAAAGGGACAGCTTAGCTATAGCTTAGAGGCACTTAGAGAGCCTCTTGGGACCCACCTGAATTCTCGAAGAGTTTTTCTAAAGATTTCTTGGTTTCTTCAACACTTCCAAGGTAACCCATCTCTCTTGAAAGAGAGTTGTTACTATTTGGTTTATGAAGTTTCTTACAGAAATCTTGATAGTAACTAATCATTTCAATGTTCTTTGATTCAGACATCGTAAGAACATCATTCATTCCAACCACAATAAGATCTTCATCAGAAGTCTTTAACCATGGTTCCATCTTGTAACCAGCAGTCTTTCCTCTAACTACAATCTCTTGCACGGTAATGGGATTTGAGAGTAAAAGTACTGTTTCCTCTTCTTCTTCAGAGGCTGCTACCTTTGCAAAGATTTCTTCACCACTATATCTAAACTTTACTGTAGCGTAAAAGTCATCCTCTATGGCCATTTGTTTGAACCTCCTTTCTTTGTTTATTCTTTTACATTCACTGAGATAATGTCGTAATTAAATTGTTCTTGGTTATAGATTTTTACACGTTCAATGAAATGATTCAGAGTGTAGTTTTTTCTACTTTGAATCGTGGCATCATCAGCGATGTCATAAAGTTTTGCTTTCACTTTATTATTGCCTTTTCTGAGGACTCTTCCAATGGATTGTAGGTTACGAATCCTTGATTTGGATGGAGAGGCAAAGATCACATTGTGAAGGTTTTTGATGTTGATGCCTGTACTGAAAGTGCCATAAGAGGCTACAATGATGGCATCATTCTCTTCTTCAGTGATTTTTCTAACAATTTCTCGATCTTCAGCATCCACACCACCGTGAATGAAGAAGACTTTACGATCTTTCTTTACCTTTTTATTTATCATCTCATAAAGAATGGCACCATGAGTTTCAACTCTTGCATAAAGAACCAAAGTGTTTCCTTTAAGATCAACACTTAGATTTGAAATAAACTTATTTCTTTTTTCGTTTTGAATTAGGAATTGAATTTCATCTTCAAAAACATCAAACTTCTGTGGTTTATGTTTAAGAACAATGCATTGAATGTCCAGTGTTGCAAGGTGTCCTTGATCAATCAGTTTCTTAGTTCCAGTAACCTTGTATGAAGGTCCAAACAACCCTTCTAACACCCATTTATGAGTCTGTGTACCATCTAAAGTACCTGTGAACCCAAACCTATACTTAGCGTGTTGTAAGTGGTTCATAATGGTGATAAGAGACTTACTTTTGAAGAGGTGTGCCTCATCACCCATAATGACATCATACTCATCAAAGAAACTCTTATCTAACTTATAGACAGACTGCCAAGTGGTAATCGTAACTTCATTTGTGTTTGTTTTATCTCTTCCAGCATAGATTTGATGACAATGATTTTCTGCATCCCATCCATAGTCCTGAAAGTCTTTAAACATCTGTGAAACCAAAGATGTTGTAGGAACAACCAAAAGTACTTTCTTTTTTAAACCAACAAAGAATCTTACCAATGAGTAAATCATAAAAGACTTACCAGATGCTGTGGGTGAGATAAGTAGTTTTCTGTTATACCTCAGAGCATCATAAACTGCATCGATTTGATAATCTCTAGGTTTGATGTGAGTAATGGAATCAATATAATCCTTAACACCTTC